TTGATAGATTGCACATTTGTTTTCCATGCTTCTAATCCTTTTTCTGTAATAAATTCTATTTGCGAAGCTATACTTCCATATTCTTTTTGTCTGTTAGCTACAGCGATTGCATTGTTTTTTAATTTATTTGCTTCAGTTTCTAATGAATTTAATTCTTCATCAGTTGGTTTAGATTTTTCTAAACTGTCTGACCAAAAAGAAATGTATGCACCTTTACCAATATCTTCAAGTTTTACTTCTTCAAAAAAATCTGGAGTTCTATTTAAGTATGCAACTATTTTATAAGTTAAATTGTTCATGATATTTTATAACCTCCAAAATAAGTGTTACGACCATCTCCAGCATTTATTCTTCCTATGTTGTCTAATTGTGTTCCAGTTTTTTGCGTTACAAAAATTTCAAGATAATCATTTTGTGCGTATGTTTGAATAAATGAGCCACCAGCCATAGCATCTTGTGTTGGTCTATCAGAGCCAGAAATATATCCAGCATTTAATTGGTCAAAAACAAAAGCACCATGTGTGCCATCACTTGCACTTCCATTTTTTCTAACTTCAACAACAAGACCTCTAACATCATTTGTATTAGAACTATCAAGTTTTATATTTACTGTTATTAAATATGTTCCAGCAGTAGAAAAAGTATATCTGTTTGAAGCAAAATCACCAGCTGTATCAATATCTTCTGTATTAAAAGTACAAAGAGTTGCTGTATTATAATTTAATGTTTGTGCTGACGAAGTTTTTCTAACAAAAAATTGTGGTGTGTTTGCACCTACAGTAGCCGAGCCACCTAAAGAAACTGCCGATCCGTTCAGAGTTATTGAGCTGTTAGCAAGTTTAGAGTTTGCTATACTTCCTGCCAACATATCATTTGTAACTGTACCTGTGTCTGGTGTTTGGGTAGCTACTGCTTTTCCTAGATAAGCAATTTCTACAATATCACTTGATACTAATGTTCCACCAAGAGTAATACGAGTAGAAGTTGTTAAAGATAAATTTGTACTATCTTGTTTAACAAAATTTACCCACACGATCACATCTGCTAGAGAAGAAATAGAATGATCTAAGTCAACATAGTTATTGGTACTTGATGTAATACGCTGTTTTGCCGTAGTAATAAAACCACTTTGAGGAGGTGTGCCTATATACATTTACGCAACATCCGTTAATAATTGTAGAGCAACAGTACACAAACCAGAACTTGAACTTGATTGTGCCTGAATCTTATCTGAAGTCTGAAGTACGATTTTTGGAATCTCAAGTGAAGCTCCAACAGGAAGTGGTGCAGTAGTTACAATACTAAATCCAGTTGTTGTAGAAGCGTCATATTTCTTAAGAGTTACATTAATTGACGTAGTTCCAGTATTAGATAGAGTTCCAGCAATAACCATAGACTTGTTACTAGCTGTATATATGTCAGTCAAACTTGCGTTTGAAAGAGCCACAGTTGCGTCACTAAAATTATTAGCCATATATCTCCTAACCTAAAGCAATAGCAAATGGGATACTATTATCTGCACTTGCAATTGTTAGCGTTTCATTACCACCATCACTGCCCTCAGTGAAAGTCACATTTGTTCCAGCAACAAGTTTGCCATTTAAGAAACCAGCAGTAGTATCGTTGGAAGAAACTTTTGTTTTAACGTCCGTGTCAGCAGTTATTGTCTGCCAAGCCGAACCATCATAATATTTAAGAACGTTTGAGCTTGTATTGAAAGCAAGATCACCAGCGTCTAAACTAGAACTTGGGTCACTTGAATCTACTCTATATCTATCAGCAAAACTATTTACGCCACTTACATTGGAAGCTACTGTATTTACATTTGTAATAGCTCCAGCTACTGTGCTAATATTAGAGTTAGCAGAAGCAACAGTATTTACATTTGATATGCTACCAGCAACAGTATTAACGTTGGATATACTTCCAGCTACATTACCAATATCCGTTGAATCATTTGCTACTGCTGTGACATTAGAAGATATCCCAGCAACAGTTGTGACATTAGAACTAATTCCAGCTACAGTTGTGACATTAGAAGATATACCAGCAACCGTACCAATATTAGTTACTACGCCACTTGCTCCAAGTGTCGCCATGTTAGTTACATTGTCACTTGTTGCTAAAATATTTAAGTCAGTTACTATGTCAGAAGTTGCAAGTGTATTAAGGTCACTTATAATATCTGACGTAGCAAGAGTATTCATGTCTGATATAACATCTGCATTTGCAAGAAGGGCCATATCGGCAACAACATCACTTGTACCTAAAAGGGCTAAATCGGCAACAACATCACTTGTACCTAATAGTGCCAAATCTGCTACTGCGTCTGCTGTACCTAGTCTACCAATCTCAGTAGCTTTTCCAGCCACAGCACCTATGTCTGCTGAATCATTAGCAACAGCAGTAATGTTTGAAGCAATTCCAGCTACAGTTGTTACATTACTTGCTATGCCTGATACTGTAGTAACATCTGAAGCAATTCCAGCTACAGTTGATACATCAGTAATTGACTGACTAAATTCTAAAGCATTACCAGCCGAGTTAACGGATAGTATTTTATTAGCAACAAGATTAGGAAAAGTTAAATCAAAAGTATTTGATGTAGTAGCACTAGCTTTAGGAGAAAATTTTAAATCTCTTTCAAGTTGCTGTGACATAGCCACAATTTTATCTAATTCTGTGTTAAGTGTTTCAACAGGAAATGAACCTGACGCAGAAAAATCTGTAGTACGAGCAATCGGTAGCTCTCTATAAATTGTATAAATATCACCATTAGTAGAAGCACCACCTAATGTAATAGAGCCACCACCAGAAGCACCAGCACCTGTTACTGAATACTTAGAAGCATCAGGAGGTGAGGCATTAAAAGTAAGTGTGGTATCAGTACCACCAGATGTTTTAATAACAACTAAATCACTATTGTTAAAAAATTCAAAAGGAACAGAGAATGTAGTCTGTGTGTTTGCGGCTGTATACTGTACTCTAGGAGTAGTATCAGATATTGTTATAGACATTATTTCATTCCTTGTTCAGCTTGGTCAAATAACCAATCGAGGTACCATACATTTTGCCAAGGTAGTATTCTACGCACATTGGAAGCTGTCTGTTGATCGTAACCACCACTTCCAACATCATACATAATATTAAATAGTTTATCGACTAACCCAACATTTGGGCCACCTATTACACCTATTTGATCTGCTAAATCAGAACCATAAGGCTTGTTAGTTCCAAGCATTGATCGTAATCCAATTTGATTATGGAACATACGTTCAATACTATTATTAAGATCAAAGAAAATTCCTGTAACACCTGATCTATCAATTCCATCAGTTAATTTAGCTACAGCAGATTTTTTACTATAATCTTTTCCATATTGTTCTGTACGTATTTTATCAACTAACATTCCCATAGCTGTCATCATAATTAAACCAATTAAAAATTTAGAATCACTATCTTGTAATCCTCTCATCAAAACTCTTTGAGTTGCACCCATGGCAAATTTTTTATATTGAGAAATAAATCCTCCAAATTCTGAGGACATCCATAAAGGGGTGTCACCTTTTCCTGGGGTTACTATTCCAATATTAATATCTTTTTTTAATGCGTAATTAAAAGCATCTAAAGCTATTTGGTCAGTCCATAAATCTTTTTTAGTAACAATATTATATTTACTAAATTCACTTACTCGCAATACTTCTTTTGCTATTCTAACTGCCTTATCTAAATCAATACCTAAAGTAGCTAAATTTTTAATTTCTACATCTGTAGCTTTTTCTGTAAAAAATGATGTTAACTTTCTAGTACCCAAATCAATTCTACCTTCTTGAATTGCGTATTTTAATGATACATCAGCAGTACGAGAAGCAGAAAGAAAAGAATAAACACCTTTCATTTCTTGGTTCCAAAAACTCATCATGTTTATATATTTAAAAGTAAAATTTTCTACTTTACCTAATATAGCGTCAGGTCTTGATGAAAAATTAGAAAACAAATCTTGTGTGTTTCCAAGTTGTGATGCTCTATTACTAAAGTACATATCAATAGCTTCACCTACTGTGTTTCCTTCTTTCATTCCATTAGCTCTAAAAGTCATTAATCCTTTATCCCAACCATCCATTAAACCACCAAATGTACGAGTAAGACCATTCATCATTACTGTTCTACCTACATCTGCTATTTGTGCTAATCCTGTTAAATTAACTATGTTATTAATTACTTTGGCAGATTTAATACCTACGCTAAAAGCACTATATGGAGTTTCTGAAACACCATAAAAACCTTTTACTAAATCTCTAGACGCTTCTAGTTTTAACAACATTCTTTTTTCTAATGTTCGTATTTCTTTTTGTTGTTTAGTTGTTTTAGCTTTTTGAATTAGTTGTTCGTATTGATCTCTAATTTGTATTAATCCATCTTCATAAAAAACATCATCACTTTTTAACATACCTTCTTTATTGGTTCCTCTTGCTACTCTAAAGCCCATAGCATTAGGGTCACCAAAATATTTTGTAATAAATAAATCAGGCACCATATGACGCATATAAATATCGGCTAATCCAAAAACATCTAATTCTAAATATCCTTGTTCTGCTAATTCATAATCTCTTAATTTAATTGTACGATTACGAACATTACGAGAATAACGAGGTGATTGAAAAACAAACATATCAGCTTCATTACCTTGAGCAGTATGAGCTCTTATGTAAGGTGTTTGTTCTAAAATATCTCGAACAAAATTATCTATATTAATTTTTTGATCTGGTTCTAATGCTTGTAAAACAGCTTTTTTAAAACCTTCTATATCTTTTTCTATAACTGCTTTATTCCAAATACGATTAACATAATTTTCTCTTAATCCACCATATGTATCTAAATGTTTAACTCGTCTTTCTAATGATTGAATTTTTCCAATTATTTCTTTAATCGTAAATATTCTTTCTTCACCTTCATTAATTACACTTTTAAATGTAATAGAATCTTCTTTTTTTCTTTTTAATGTTTTTTGTATATCTTGCCAAAAAAGTAATTCTCTTTCAGGAATAATAGAAAACATTTTATATTCATCTGCCATTTTACCAACAGGTTCATAAATAAATTCTCTAGTAGCTCTTGCCGCTTTTTGTACTTCAGGTATAGATATTGGTACTCCATTTAAATTAGGTTTATATTCTTTTGCTCCGTAAAATAATTGCATACCAACAGCATTACGAAATTCATTTAATCCAATATGGTCATTTTTATTTCCAAGTAAAAACATTTGTTCATTAAATTTAATATCTTTATTAGCTACTCTTTTTAAATATTGAGCAAATAAATCATATGTTGTAAAAATATGTTTATATCTGCGACTATGCATAAACATTTCAGATTCAACATCTATACTTTTTTCACTTGCTTGAAATCCAAACTCTTTTGTATTTTTCATTTGTGCTAATGGAGTAGCAGTTAAACGAGTAATCATTTTTTTATCTGATAATAATAATGAATTATTTAACACATCAAAGATTGGTGTAAATTGAGATTTTTCACCAAAAACATTTAATCCAGTAGGTTGTATTTGTTCACCTTCTATTTGTTTTTTAATATTTTTATTTTTAGGAATTTGTTTAGCACCAACAGTAGATTCTTGCTCTATAGTTTCAGATGCAAATTTTTTTAAATCATTAATAATAACAGTTTCTATTTGTAATATATTGTCATCAGCATCCTTAAATGTTGCGTCAACAACATCATCTTTTATTTTAGAAGAACGAGTAGTTTTTTCTGAATAATCTTTTATTAAATTATATTCAAAAATAGTTTTATTATTATTTCTAGAATTACCTAAATGTTTTAATCCTTGAAAAATACTTGGAATAATTGCACTAGCACCAATCGTCATATACGATTCAAAATCAGTACGTAATGGGTCGTTTTGTTGTTTAATACCTTCTTCTAATGTATTTACACCAACAAATTTTTTAGTTTTACTTGCTAATGAACCTTTCATTAATGCTTGTGGTATTTTTCCGTATCCTAATAATAATGTACTGGGGTCAAATAAATATCCAAGAAAACTACCCATTACATATGCTGGACTGCTAGCAAATTTTGAACGATATAAAATTTGATTTGCAATAGCTTTAGATTGAGCTTTGCTTTCACTGTGTAAAAAAGGTGTCATATCAAAACCAAACATATTAATGTCTTGATCTTCAAAAGGATTATAACCTTCTTCTGCTTCAAATTTTTCTTTTTGTGTTAGTCCAAAAGCACTAGTTATAGTGTTATTAGTTTTTAAACCAGCCCAAGTATTTGTAAATAAATCAGTAGTACGATTTACTATATTACTTGTATCAGTTTCAAATTTTTTATTAGATAATTTATACTTAGCACTTGTATCTATAAAATCTCTATCACCAACTGTAAAAGGCATATTATTTTTTATCTAATTTTTGAAGTTCTTTTTGGTATAATTCTTGAAATGTTTTATTTTGAAAAAAAGGAAAACGATCTCCAAAAGAATCATAAATATCATCTAATGTAAATGTATCAGGTGTACCTGTTAAACTTTCAAACTCCATACTGCCAATAGCATTGTTTAAACTTAATTCTGTTCTTGCCGCCCACCCTATAAGTTTTTCCATTAATTTGTATTGCGTTATATTTGTTGGGTCAATTTCTTGAGCTCTTTTAATAGCATTATAAGACGCTTGTGTTTTAATATTAGAAAAATTAATTACTTTATTATTTTCATCTAATACTTCGCTATTTAAATTACCTGACCCAATACTTGTTTGGTCAACTGGTCTCCAATTATTTTGTAGATTATTAAAATCTACTAACTCAATATCTTTACCAATAACACCTTTACCAAATAATTTATCTTCACTTTGAGTACGAATAGTAACTGTATAAGCTGGTAACATTTGTCCATCTTGTGTTGTTACATTATTTGTGCCTTCAATATATTTTAACATTACCATTCCATTTTTTAAGGCAACATCTATCATCCCCATAAATTCATCTTTTGATAAAGGATTTCCTGTATCCGAAAAAACATTAAACTCTCTAGCTAAACCTTCTGCACCAGATTCAGCTTCAACTTGATCCCACATATTAGAATAATCATTTCTAATTTGAATTTGTATTTGTTCAGGAGGAATATTATACATTTTTTCTATAGGATATTTAGCAAATGAAACATTTGGTGTGCCAATACTATTAGGCCCAAATAAATCTACAAAAGGTAAATCAAATAATGGTTGAAAAAAACCATCACTTTTTAATTTTTCGTTATTAGTAAAACCATTTCCATTAAAAGATGTCATGCCATAGCCTTGATCTAATACATCTTGCATAGAATTTTCTAGTGCTGTATTCCATGCTTCTTGGTCAAATCCTTTAGTTGTTGCAAGTAAAGGATATTTAACTTTAGCATTTTCTATAATTGCTAATGATGCTTCTTCATCTATGCCATTATACATAGCACTTAAAAAAGGTATCCAAGTAGATTTATCTTTTAATAATTCAGTTGTATTTATATCACTAGGGTCGACAGCATTATTACCTAATAAAAGTTTCATCCCTTCTAATAACCAACCACCTGTTAAATCAGCTTTAGCTATTGCATTATCAATAACATTTGTATTGTTTAAATGTGATATTGATTGTTTTGTTAAATCAACATTTTTAAATTGTGTGCTTAAAATACTTTCATGGTTAGCATATTCTTCTGAACCACCATTAATCCATTTTTGTAAATCTTCTTCATTAGCTTGTTCCATTAAAGGATACTTTGCTAATTTTTGATACATTTCTCTATAAGGGCCAAGCTCATTATTTAACATCACATTGTTATTTGTTAACAATTCAAATATAGCTAACCCATTACGCATTTGATCTACATTTTTACTATCTAAAGAATTACGTAAATAATTTTCAGTAACAGAATCAATCATTCCTATATCAAATTGAGTATTTAAAACTGTATGAGCTAGTGCTGCTTGTTTTACTATTAATCTTTCGTCATCTGTTGATTGCATAGTGTTAGGATTATTTGTATCTGCATACATTAATGTAGTCATAGCATCTTGATTACCTGACATTAAACTATCAAAAACACTTCCATTATATTCAACGCCATTAAATAATTCAGAATTTGTTATTTGTGATATAATAGCTTCTTGAATATGTTTTTGATTTTCAACACTATAATCTCTAATATTATTAGTACCTGACGTAACATCTAATGCTCCATCAATAATATTTTTTTTCTTATTATATAATTTTTCAATTTCATATTGTTTAGCAGATGGGTTACCAGCTAATTTAACAAAATCTAAATTTTCAATATCTTCAAAATTAAATAAAAAAGGTGTTTGAAAATTATCTAAATTTTTTTTAGTATTAGTTTCTTGTTCTTGTATTTGTTGTGTAATAATTTTATTATTTCCAGCAATAACAGATTTATAATTTGCAATATCTTGCACTAATTCATTACGTATAATTCTTGAACTATCTTTAGTTTCTCCAGCAGTAAAACTTTTATAATACATATTTTCAGAATCAGCACCTCGTTCCCATTCATTAATATATTCTAATGCTTCAGTTAATTTACCTTGTTTAATTAATTCTTTTCCAACTTTCATTGCTCGTGTTGTTTCAGAACTAATATAAATACTACGCATACGTTCATCTATATCTTGGTCACTTAAAGATAAAGGTTCTGCTAATGTTTTTAATTTTCTTTCTGATTCATTCCATAAATTTATCATTTGATTAATAGAATTTGTTTCTTGTGCTTCATCTTCAGCCGATAAAATACCCATATTGATAGTATTAGAAAATTCACCTAATTCTATTTGCAAAGTATCATTCATATCTGTTTTTTGTTTTGTAATAAAATTTTGTTGGATTTTAAAACCAAGAGGATAAGAAGTGCTTTCTGCACTTTGTCTAACGTATTGTTGTAAATGTTTTGGTGTACTACCAACTGCTTTATTTATATATGTTTCACTAGCTTTTTTATATCCATCAGGGTCATTGGCAAATTTAATAGCTAGATCACCAAAAAATTTCATTGATTTAATATTAAAATTACTACGATATGTTTCGTCTTGTATATTAGCAGTATTAATAATACTTTTTTCTATTGTCGGCCCAAGTTGTTCAACTAAACTATTAATAGCATTAGTATCAGCAACAGGAATAATACCCATACTATTTTGAGTATTTTGTATTTGTCGTTGTCCTCTTTTTAACGCCATTATACTTTACCTTCTTTAACTTTAGGTATTTGTCTTTTTTTCCAAAAATCATATCCTTCATATGAGGCTGTACCTATTTTTCCAATAGAACCAAATATTACATTAAAAGATTCTTGTTTATGTTTTTCACGTAATTGATCTAATTTACCTAAAGCAATATTTCCTGATAATGTAGCTGTTTGAATATCGTCTGCTGTTGCTTTTGCGACTGTAGATTGAATTACTCTAAAAGACCCTGAGCTTGGGTCAAATTCTTTACCAGAAGCCCCTTCTAAAACTCTGTTATTGTTTTCTAATTGTGTACCTTGTTCTAATAATAAATTAATTGTTTCAGCCGCATTAAGTTTTGCAACTTGTTTTTCTCTACGTATTTTATATCCATATAAAGTATCTTGATTACGAGTATTAAAAATATTAAATACTTCTGTTCCTATCTTAAATCCTTGATAGGCTAAATATGCCATTGTTACTGGTTCCATTAGCTAAATTGTACCTCCAAAGCCATACCCAATACCTTTAATGGTAAAGGGTCATTTTGTGTTATAGTTACTGTTGGTGATTTATCGTATCCCAAAAAATAAAATTCTTTTTTTCCAGTTTGTTTTATCAAATCACTACCCACACTAAATCCACTTTGTAAAATCACTAACTCATGCGTTGTTGCTGTGCTTGGTGATTTCAATGATACATCTAATGCGTCAGCTACATCAACAATGCAACGCACTATTCTACGTGGTAATCCAGTTAAAGGGCCTGAATCTGTTTCAGCATCTATAGGCATTGTTTCTAATTCAGGCGTATAATTAAATCCTATACTTACTCCTGTAGGTTGTGGGTCTACTGTAAACGTTAATGTGTCAGAACTTGACACAGTAAATGCTCCTAAAGAAGAATTACCATTAACAGCATTTACAGATTCATTAGTGTAAATACCATTAACAGTATGTAAAAATCCTTTAGTAAAAGTAATAGAAGCATCATTTGCTGGGGAAGAATCTAAAGTTGTATTTAATGTTACAGTATATGTACCACTACCATTATTAGTAATTGCTGTTATTCTATAAGTACCAGATACACCAGCAATCGTAAATTCTTCTTGTATTTGTGGATTAGAAGTTAATCCATCTATTATTAAAGTAAGCCCTGATTGCGAAGCACCTTTAACAAGAGGAGTACCACGTTGGGAGAGCGTGGAGGTGGTAGAGCAATCAAGACTTAAAGAATCATCTTCGCCAAATTTTTCTAAAGTATAAACTGTACTTCCATTTAACGATCGTTTTCCTACACAAAATAAATTTTCATTAGCACTTGTTACACTATGAAATGTATCACCATTTCTTGTTGTCCATAATGTCCATCCAGCAATTTGTTCTTCTCGTATTGAATGAAATACAGCTAATTTTCCATTATGTGTAGAACCACTATTTGTAAAAATTGCAAATTGTTCAGGGCGTGATGATGACCCACTAATCATAGCAATATCTTTAGGGCTATCAATTAAATGGTTAGCTAATACAGATATATTTGTAGCAACATATCCAGCTTCACCATCTGAATATATAAATTCTCTTACAGCTTTTCCATTTTTTTGATTAAATAATGTTGCACCATCAAATAGTATTGGACGTGTACGTGAACATCCATAAGGAGTTTGTCGTCTAAATACAATATTACTTGGAGTAATAGCTGACGTATCAGATGATGTTGGTATTATATACTCACCACTATCAGTAAATATTTGTAAATTAGAACCAGAATATAAATGACGTACTTCATTTACACTATCACCACCAATAGCTACATCAATACCTTCTGCGGCCAAACCAGTTCCTAAACTAAAATTAAAATAATCTCCTACATGACTTGCTATAATAGAAGATGGTTTAGCTTTTATTCCACCAAACCATAATCTGTTGTCATGAAAAGTAACAGCTTGTGGGTATCCTCTTTGACTAGATATTAATTGCTCATCCCAATCAGCAGTAGCATCAGCACTATCTAATGTTTCTCGTATATTACCAACAACAACAGTTGTACTTGTTCGTGAAACTATATCAACTTCTTTACCACCAATACGAATTGTTTTACCTACCCAATTATCATTTGTATCAAAGATAGCACTAGAGGATGTTATATTAACTGTAGACCCTGAAGTTGCGGCTGGATTCAATGTAACTCCACTATCAGCATATTTATAATAAGGTTGATATCTAGGATAACCAGATGAATGAGAATCAAATGCAAATAATGTACCTGTAAAAGATGAAGCACTTGTTCGTTTAATTTTTACAGTAGGATTATTTCTATGAGCAATAAATACTGTATCACCAAATTGAGCTATATTTAATTCAAATAATTGAGCTGTTGTCCAATTACAATTAGTTGTATAATTGCTTTGAATAACAGCTCCAGCACTAGAATAAACGTCTAACCGATTGTTAGATAGCGCAAATATTGCTACTTCATCATCTGAAAAAACAAATGGAAGTAATCTTGTTTCACCAGCAAGAGTTTGTTTATATGAAGTGCCAGGTCTACGCATTATCCCACCACTATCCATCATGTACCAATTACGTAAAGTTTGAGCTCCATTAAAATATGCTTTAGCATCTGTTCTTGTTTTTAATAATGAATTGAGTTCACCAGCACTAAAGTTAGTTAGAACAGTTCTCATTGTTCTAGCCATATTATCCTCTGGTTGATTGTCTTAAGTTTAAAAAACGAGAAACATCTAAAGTTTTTGTTGTTCTTTCGGCTGAATCTATATTTTTAGCAATTAAATATTGTCGTTCTGCCATATCTGCAAACTGACCTATCATTCCTGAATCTCTAGCTATAGAACCAGCAAATAAACTAGCAAGTTGATATTCTAATCCTAAAATAAAATGAGGAGGAAATTCTGATTCATCTGCTCTATAGATATAATCACAAACTACAGTAGAACTACTTCCATAATTATCTAAAAATATTTTATCACCATATCGTTCATATGGAATAACCATATCATTAACTGTTAAAGTTATTAATTGTAATAGTTCAGGACTTGTTGGTAATTGATACGCATACGCATATCTTCCTGTAGGTGTTGCAGTAAGTAAACTTAATTGTTTTTGTTCAGTTGCAAATCTCCATCTATGTCTTGTTAGAGAAGATTTTAGTATATCTTCGTAGACTGTATTACATACATTAGCTTCCGTACTATTATCACTAAAAGATGTAATAGTATTTGCTCCTATCATTACAAGAGCTGTTGAACATATATCTACTTTAGTTGTTGCCATAATATTTAAAACTTGGGGGGCATAGCCCCCCTAGTCACATTTAAGCAAGAAGTACTGTTGTTACAGTTGAGCTCGAAGAAGCAGATACCATAAGAATATCTACAACTCCGTTTGAGCCACCACTATTTACAAAAATAATATCTCCAGCAGTTAAGTTTCCATAATCTGCTAAAAAGTAATCAGCGTCATCAATAGTGCCGATAGCGTCTCCGTCTGTATAGTACCAAAGAGCATTAGTATCTCCCATTTGGGAAATCTTTTTTACTGGATTGCTAGTTGCATAAGCCATAATTAATCTCCTTTCCTATTCAGCACAAAGCTGTACCCTTAAAGCGTCACCATCAATAGCTACTGCTCCCATAGAGAGAGAAGAAGTTACTAAGTTAGATACTTTTTCAGGAATATAATTTACTTCTGTTTTAACATCTTGGCCGATACCAAGACCCACAGAAGATTTATGCCAAGCTATAGTTTGTCTGTCAGTTGCAACAGATAAACCAGAATGAACAAACCATAAGAAGCCCATCCATCTTTTTGCAGTAGATTCACCATTCGTAAATGGTAAGTTTTCAGTTCCCACATACTCGGCACGAGAGAATTGATCTACACTCATTAGGTCACCCCATTGAGCTGGGCCTACTGCCCAATATCTTTGTCCATCATCAGGAACATCATTAGTACCAAAAATATTTTGCATATTTTTAGCTTTAATTAATGTCATACCTGTAGCAGATGAATTAACGTTATTAGCGATTGAAGTTCCAGCTTTCATAACATCTACTAAGATATCATCAGTTTTTCGACCAAGAGCGTAAGCCGCATTTTGTGCAACTATTTGTCTTTCGTCTATGTTAATCTTCAAGTCGTCTAGTTTGTCAATGTAATCAGCCGCATAATAATCCGATAAAGTTGCAGACACATTAGAGTGAGCTAGGTTCATTGCTACTACTTCAGCATGTCTTGCTTTTGTAGTTGCTGTACCTTTTGCAACTTTTTGGAATTTTACGCTAGAGCCACTTACACCATTCACAGTTCTTACCAAATTTTTTAATTTAGCACCCATACGTTGATACGCCATGTGTACTTCTGATTCAAACTGAGTAATAAAGGCGTTAGTTATAGTACTAGCCATTTTATTTCTCCATTAGTTAAGGTTAACCGATTGTCTTTTAAGTTTGCTAAAAAGTTATCCTAACGGGCAATTTGCGTACTCTAAAGGTCTTGAGGCGATTAATGACTAATCATCTTCTTTTTCGCAACGCACATTTATTATTTCCTCAATGCACCCACGAGGAATAACTGTTGTACGCCCTACTTCACTGTCACTTATATCTTCAGGTATGTCGGCTGATATTTTTAAATCAATATCAGTTTCTTGAGCTACCCAACCAACACTATGTATAACAGCAGAATTAGTTTTAATAACATCCGACATATCATGCCATGTACCAGAATCTACTTCTCGAGTATCACGCCATATAACTTTAACTAATTTGTTGATCATACTTGTTCAAATAATTTAGACACACGCTGTATATAAGCTGGGTCTTTCTCTCCATCTTTCCAATATTTAGGGTCTTTCATCATAGAGCGTAAATCACTTAACGAAGGTTTACTTTCTACTGCTGTTGGTGTTTGTGGCATTACAGAATTTTTATTTAATCCTATTATTTCTTCTAATGCTTTTACACCTTCTGCTGTAGAAGATAATTTAGCTACTGCACTATACGCATTTTCAGATAAATGTTTTTTTGCCCATAAATCAGCAGATTCAATTCTTTCAACAGCATTATCGCCTAAATTAATTTTTTCTTGTTCTATATCTGGTAATCCAGCTATTTCATTTTGTACAAAAGTATTAATACCTTCATTAAATTGATCTTGTGATAAACCCATAGATTTTGCAGTATTAGACCACCATTGTAATAAAGGTTGATCTTCATTAACATCTAACTCTATATCTTCAGGTATTTCAGGTAATTTAATTTCATATTTTTCAGGAACATTTGCACTACGTTCTTGCTCTATATCTGTGCGTATTTGTTTTGTTAATTCATCTGTACGCTGTCCTAGTTTTTTTTCTAAAGAATTATATGATGTACCTAGCGATTCAACATTTACCTCTCCCCTGTCATTATCCCAAAATTTATTAGATATGTATTCTGGTTTGGCTGATTCTTGTTGTGTTGTTTCCTGTTTGTTATCTTCTTCACTCATTTATTTTTTCTCCTGTTGATGTGCATTGATGCGTTGTTGCAAAATTGCAACTAAAAATCTTCTACCTTCTAAATGAAATAATTCATTAGTAGACATATTAGGCCCAGCTACTGCTTCTGTAGTAATAGACTTTAAATATGCTAAAACTTGTTTTCCGTTATCATCTTTGAAAACAGAAGCTACTAACTGATTTAATAATTTTTCTGTTTCAGGTTTACGAGCATAACCATCAATAGAATTGATTGGTTTAGACTGGGCCTTGTTGTCCTTGAGGGCTTCCCATGACGTCATTTGTTTCTCCTTCTAGTTGTCCTTGTTGTGCCATTTGTTGCATTTGTTGGGCTAGTTCTTGTTGTTCTTCTGAAGAACGTAAAAGTTTTTCAGGTATATTCATTAAACTACCAATATGTTTAGCTACTGCATTTTGATTTACGATAAGATTCAAAACTTGTGGGCCAAATGTATTACCGATAATTTCGTGAAATCTGTTTATATCACTAATGTCTTGTTGATATTGTGATCTTGCTAATGGAGAGATAGCTTGTACCTTAACTTCTCTACCATTAATCATTGGTAGTTCTATTCTACCTTGTTGTTTTAATAATCGTATAACTCTACGTAATACTGGAATAACAAATTCAGATTGTAATCTACCAAATGATGAACCAATTTGTCGTGATAAATCAGCCATACGTTCTGCTACTTCTGTTGCTGTCATTGGTGTACCTTCAGGTCTACCAAGTGTTTCCATGTATAAAGCTTTTTTAATATTAGCTCTCATATCTTCTAGTACCA